CAAATGGGATCGTTATTAAGAGACAAAGTTAGACTTGAAAGTGTTGTGGGTAAGAATGCGTTCTTTGATCAAGTTGGTGCAGTAACTGCACAGAAAAGAACAAGCAGACATTCAGACACTCCACAAATCGATACACCTCACTCAGGAAGAAGAGTATCTTTAGTGGATTATGAATTTGCTGATCTTATCGATGACCAAGACAAGGTAAGACTTTTAATCGATCCAACTTCATCTTATGCTCAAGCTGCTGCATTCGCAATGGGTAGAGCTATGGATGATGAAATAATTAGTGCTGCTTTAGGCACTTCATTTACTGGTGAAACTGGTTCTACTTCAACTGCGTTACCTTCTGCACAGAAGATAACTGAAGGTGGTTCTGATGGTTTAACTATTGCTAAATTAAGATCTGCAAAAGAGATCTTAGATGCTGCAAGTGTTGACCCGTCAATAACTAGACACATCATTGTATCGCCTAAGCAAATTACTAATTTATTAGGTACAACTGAGGTTACAAGCTCAGATTTTAACACTGTCAAAGCATTAGCTTCTGGTGATGTTAATCAATTCTTAGGCTTTAACTTTACTGTTTCAAACAGATTGAATACTACTTCTTCTCTAAGACAGTGTATCGCTTACGCACAAGATGGCTTAGCTATCGGTGTGGGTAAAGATGTTACAGCTAGAATAGACGAGAGAGCTGACAAAGGTTATGCTACTCAAGTTTACTACTGTGCTTCTTTTGGTGCTACTAGAATGGAAGAAGAAAAAGTAGTTGAAATCCAATGTGCAGAATAATAGAAGGAGATAAAAGATATGACTACTAAAAACTCAACTTTAGTTGCTAACTTTGAAGCATCTCCTCAAGTTGCTAATGAAGCTGCAAACTTACACGGTGTTGTAAGGGTAGCACAAGGAACTATTGCTTTAGATGCAGGTGACTCAACAGACAATGATATTGTTATGTTAGCACCTATCCCATCTAACGCTGCAGTGACTCAGCTATTCGTAGGTTCAGACAACTTAGGTGGTTCATGCACATTCAACGTTGGTATATACTCAACTGATGGTACAGTGAAAGACGAAGATAAATTTGCTACGCTAGTTGCAGACGCAGCTGGAATGGCAGATGTAAGATTCGAAGAAGCTAACATCAATACTGCTGGTCAAAAGATGTACGAATTAGCAGGTGATAGTGAAGACCCAGGTGGGTACTACTACATCGCAGCTACATTCAGTGCAACTGGTGGCACAGCTGGAGATATGAGTTTCAACATTCAATATGTTGTTAACTAATATCTAAACAGAATTGGTGGGGGATCTTGCCTAGCGGTATTTCCCCCATCATGCACATGAAACAAATAAAAGATTTAAAAACAATTCTACATTTTAAAAAAGGGAACTATGTATATCGTTATGTTCTTGTTGATCGTTTTCAGCATGGTCCTAAATATCACTATGGGTTTGATGTAAAGGAAGAGAGAACAGAAGAAGAAATATTTGCTTTAGAAAACAATAGAAAACTAAGAAGAAAGTATATCATTAAGAATGACAAAAAATGATTTTGATCCAAGAAATCTAGGATTATACAAAGAACCAAAACAATTATTGCATTTTCAATGGCAAGACGATACTAGAGTATATAGATATGCTTTAGTTGAAATTATCGAAGAAAAAGATATTAATAGTAGAACTAAGCAGAAAAAAGATGAGTTAGAATTAACTCAAGAAGATATATGGAGAAAATATGGCATCAGTAGTAGACATTTGTAATGGAGCATTAAATCAACTTGGTGCTACCACAATCTTAACTTTGACAGAAGATTCTAAGAACGCAAGACTTTGCAACGCAAGATACACACAAATAAGAGATAGTGTATTCAGATCACATCCATGGAATTGTTTACAAAAAAGATTACAACTTGCTGCAGACAGTGATACTCCTGCATGGGGATTTACAAAACAATACACTATACCCGCAGATTGTTTAAGAGTTCTTACAATATTAGATTACGATGCTGATTATAAAATAGAAGGTAGAAAAATTTTAACTGATAACTCTACCATGAAAATACTTTACATTTCAAGAGTTACAGATCCAAATGAATACGATGAATTACTAAGAGAAACTTTATCAGCTGCTTTAGCTGCAGACATTGCTTATGCAGTAACAAGTTCTAATCCAACTGCAACGAATATGTACAATCTATTTCAAAGTAAATTAAAAGAAGCTAGATTTGTAGATTCAACAGAAGGTCAAAACTTATCACCAGATAAGGGAATGGCAGATGTTATTGGTGCTGATACTTTTTTAAATTCGAGGTTCTAATACATGGCAAGAGTTGCTGTTCAATTAACAAACTTCACAGGTGGTGAACTATCACCAAGACTTGATGGTCGTAATGATTTAACTAAATATCCTACAGGATGTAAGACGCTTGAGAACTTTGTTGTATTTCCACACGGCAGTGCTGCCAGAAGATCTGGTACACAGTTTGTTGCAGAAGTAAAAGATAGTTCAGCTAAAACAAGATTAATCCCTTTTGAGTTTTCTACAACACAAACTTATATGTTAGAGTTTGGAAATCAATATATTAGATTCTATAAAGACGATGGTCAAATATTAGAATCAGATGTAACAATCAGTGGTGCAACAGCTGCTGATCCAGTTGTAATAACTGCAACAGCTCATGGATATTCAAATGATGATGAAATATCTATCAGTGGTGTTGTAGGTATGACAGAACTAAATAACAAAAGATATTTAGTTGCAAATAAAACAACCAATACATTTGAGATTACAGATATAGATGGCAATGATATTGATGGTTCTGGATTTACTGCTTACACTTCTGGTGGTGTAGCAAATAGAGTTTACGAAATATCAACACCATATTTAACAGCAGAACTATTTGATATTAAATTTGCACAATCTGCTGATGTTATGTACATCACGCATCCTAATCATGAAGTAGAAAAACTATCAAGAACAGGTCACACTTCCTGGACTTTAGCTGATGTTGATTTTACTGATGGTCCATACTTAGATGATAACATTACAACAACAACATTAAATCCATCACATCATACAGTGGGAACAGGCAGAACTTTAGTTGCTTCATCTACTACAGGAATAAATGGTGGTAGTGGATTTCAATCTACTGATGTTGGAAGATTATTTAGATTTGTTGATGGTTATGGAAAGATAACAGCAGTTACAGATACATTAAATGCAACAATGGAAGTTATTGAAGATATGGGTTCTTCTACAGCTTCTACAGATTTTGCATTGGGTGCATTTTCAGATACTACAGGTCATCCTACTTGCGTAACCTTCTTTGAACAACGATTAGTTTTTGCAGGTACAACAGATCAACCGCAAACAGTTTTCTTTTCAAAGTCTGGTGACTATGAAAACATGAATGAAAACAGAGGTGGTACTGTAGCAGATGATGATGCAATCATTTATACAATCGCATCAAACCAAGTTAATGCTATCAGATTTATGACAGCTACAAGAACTTTAATTATTGGAACAGCTGGTGGTGAGTTTGCAGTAAGTGGGGGTGGTACAGATGTTGCAATCACACCTACAAATATTCTAATTAAAAAACAATCTAACCATGGTGCAGCAAACGTAGATGCTATACCTGCAGGTAACGCTACACTATTCTTACAAAGAGCTAAAAGAAAATTAAGAGAACTAGCTTATAACTTTGATGTTGATGGTTATGTATCTCCAGATTTAACTATCCTTGCAGAACACGTCACCGAAGGTGGATTAACTCAACTATCATATCAACAAGAACCTAATCAAATTATTTGGGGTACAAGAGACGATGGTGAGTTAGTAGGTTTAACTTATCAAAGAGAACAGCAAGTTGTTGCATGGCATAGACATATTTTTGGTGGAGTATTTGGCAGTGGTAATACAGTTTGTGAAAGTGTTGCTACAATTCCAACAGACAATTCAGAATATCAAACATGGGTAATCAACAAAAGAACAATCAATAGTGTAACTAGAAGATATGTAGAATACATAAATGATTTTGATTTCGATGAAACAGATGACACGACATTTAATTTTTTAGATTCACAACTTAATTATGATGGTTCATCTACAGATACAATTACAGGATTAGATCACCTTGAAGGTCAAACAGTATCTATCTTAGCAGATGGTTCTACTCACCCAGATAAAACTGTTAGCTCTGGAAGTATTACTTTAGATAGAAATGTTACAAAAGCTAAAGTTGGATTAGGATATACATCTTTACTACAGACTATGAGAATAGATGCTGGATCACAAGATGGTACATCACAAGGTAAGACTAAAAGAATATTTGATATTGCAATAAGACTCTATGAATCAATCGGTGTAGAAGTAGGACCAGACTTAACTAATATGGAAAGAATACCATTTAGAAGTTCTGCTGATGCTATGGATGAAGGTTTAGGAGTATTTACTGGAGATAAAGAAGTGGAGTTTAGAGGTAACTATGAAACAGATGGGTTTATATTTGTAAGACAAACACAACCTTTACCTTTGACGATTTTATCGTTATACCCTAGACTTCAGACAAATGATGGATAATATACTATATGTAGTGCCGTATACAAAAGAACACGGCAGATATATACTATCAAATCAAATGAACCATCCTTTGATGGATAAGGATGCAGAGTTTGATGCTGATGCTGTACAACTGGAGGAAAAAGGATTGGCTTATACTTGTATGATAAATAACGAACCTGTTGCAGCAGCTGGTATGAAAATCATTTGGAAAGGTGTAGCAGAAGGTTGGGTGTTAGCTACCAACAAAGTTTGGGATCATCCTATTCTTGTTGCACGAACCATCAAAAAAAATTTTGCAAGACTAGCAAAAGAAAATAATATTAAAAGAGTTCAAACTGCTGTAAGACAAGACTTTGACAAAGGTTTAAAATTTGCTAAGTGGTTAGGATTGGAGAACGAAGGATTAATGAAACACTACGGATTTGATGGTTCACATCAATACAGATATGCGAGGATATTTTAATGGGTTGGATAGCTCCAGCAGCACCATATATAGTTGGTGCAATAGGTGTAGCACAATATCAACAGCAAGGTGCGATTGGTGAATATAATCAAGCAGTACAAAATCGTAAAGCAGCTGTATTAGAACAACAAGCAAAACAAATAGAAAAACAAACTGAATTTGATATTGCTCAGTTTGACAAAAAATTTGAAAAGTTAGAAGGCACAACAAAAGTAAATCTTGCAAAATCTGGTGTTGTTCAAGGAAGTGGAACGGCATATAGAATCGCTATGGCTAACGCTAGAGAAGCAGAACTACAAAGAAATATTATGAGATATAATTCAAAAGTTGCACAATCAAGAAAAATAGAATCTGCTAACTTTGCAAGAATACAAGGTAACATTTCAAGACAACAAGCAAAACTTGCTCAACTAGGAACTATAGCCAGAACT